TGGATACCCTTTTGTTGAGTCTACAAAAATTGTAGATGAATATGATTCAGTGTTTGTTGATAATCCAGTAAATTCAGTCAGTGCAGCACCAACAAAAGTTTGTAACTTAGTATATCTGTCTAAATTTTCAGCAATGTTTATAGATCCACCTTGATACTCTTGGGAAATATAATATTGCTTCATAAAATCCACAAAAAGCGGACTTTCCGATTGCACAAATTCAGGTAACTGATTTTCAATTACCTGATTTATTTCGACTCTTTGTATTGAAGTATCAATCATTAATATCCGCCGCCAGAGCTAGATCCACCGCCGCCACCAGATGATGAAGGTGTGGTTGTACTTGTTGTAGATGAAGTTGAAGTTGCGTACGTTCCACCAGATGTCCGAGTTGTAGAAGTTCCAGTTGCTGATGTTGGAAGTAATCTACTAGTGGTTGAAACTGGAGAATTTGATTTTCTTGTGTAAGTTGGAGTATAATAACTATGAATATGAGGGAATCTTGATCCAGATGTGTTTTCACCAGATGAAATTGAATCTTGAACCATATCGATTGTTGTATTCGTCATATCGAATTTTATGTATAAATCTCGAAGACCAACAACATCATTTGAATGTGGAATTGCTTGAATTTCAACCACATCATTCTCAATAACTGTTGATGTTATATTACAAGTATCTATAAGAATTTCACCAATCAAATATTTAACTGTTCCAGCATTTTTCTTCACAACATTTGGAGTTCCACCTTCCTCATATGTAAAGAAGAACATACGACCTGTTTCACGATTAATTACCTCATCAGCCATGTAAACTGTTCCTACAACACCCTCAATTGTAAATCCAGTTGATACAACATTATAAGAAGACACTTGACTGTGAATATGATTACCAAGACAAACCTCATATTGAGCAAATTGACCTAAAATTGCCTTTAAATTACGACGAATTGCAACTAAAGTAATATTTGATGTAATTGATGAGTCAACACTGTCAATTAATGATAATGCCTTACTATATTTGAATCTACCACCAAATTTATTCACATCAATTGATCGTGAATACTGAGTTAAAGCATTTGAAACGCCAGTTTTTAAACTATCTGGTTGATCATTAAGATTTGGATTATAATATGCATTTACTTGCAGTTCAACATAAAGATATTTTAAATCTATGAATTCTGGTACAATACCAGCAACTGCATAACTTCTTAATTTTTGAACTAATTCTCTTTTTGTCTCATCAGATAGAAAATCACCATTTCGAGGTTTAACTGAAATGAAAACTTTACCAAAACGAGGAGGAGACATTTCTTCACCACCAAACGCTGTTACAGACTCAACATTCGGATAGATAAACCCTAAAATCGATTCATAGTCAGATGATGTGACTGCACGATACTGAGAGGAGTAGATTCGAGGAGAATAATACTTAATTGATGATATTGATTCAATTTCATCACCATCTCTTGACTTCTCATCAGTTGAAACTAAAGATATAAGAGATGAATTAATGACTCCGCCATCTTGATTTGTGATATTACCAACAAAACTAAATTCAGAAGCACCATTTCCATCTTTTCCGTCTGTTGTAATATAAGATACTTCAATAAAGTTGTTATTGTTTAATTTTTTACCAATTACATTGTCACCAAAGATCAATTCATACCTTTCATCTTCAATTTCTTGTAAAAGATAAGAATTTGATGTTGATGTTATACCTACAATATTATCAATTTGTTTATATGTAACGGAAGCAGTCGCTGATGAGGATGGTTTAACTCTAACTTTAATTGTTGATGTATCGATAAATGAGTTATCAAGAATATATCTTTGATTGAACAAAGAGGTATTAGTAGTAAAGTTTTGAGATACAAAATTACCTTCAAATATTTCAATATTATTAAATGTTGCAACTCCATTTGTAACAGGAACAGTTATACTCTCTGGAATACAAAATATGTAGTTCGTGTTCGATCCAGACCCGTTACAGACGATGCCAGAGTTTAATGTAAGCGTTGATGTATCGACTAACCCATCTACAGTAAAAGATATTCTTGCTCTTGCAGATCGTCTTGATCTTGGAACATAACCAATATTTCTTGCCAATGCAACAACGTTTTCTCGAAGTGTAGCGGAATCAAGAAAACACTCATTCGCTGCCATATTGGTATTATAAGCAGTCGTATATGTATTATACGCTAATGCGTCAATAATTATCGAAAGGTTCGACCCTTCAAAATCATAATCAGTAAAATTTGTGTTTGCCCTCAAATAATCTTTGATGGACACCTTAATTTGATCAAAATCTAAATTAACGTATTGACCGAAAGCCATTATACTCGAGCTGGGAATAGGAGAACGTCTACTTCTTGTGTTGGTGCTGGAAGACCGACAATATCATATTGAACTGTGCAGTTCAATTCATTTGAATCTGGTCTTACCGTGACAGTTACTTCAATATTTTCAATTCTTGATTCAAAATTAAACAGAGACTGTCTTATTTCATCTGAGACTTGTATTTCACTTAAATTTGTATTTAACTCAAATAAAGAATCATTAATCACAGAACCAAATTCAGGTTCAAATGGTTTTTCACCAAGAATCGTGAAAATTATATTTTTAACGGATCTTTTAATCGCATCCTCATCACGAACCGCTAATACATCATTCGTCACTGGATGACGTTTGAAGGATAAGTTAATATCTTTGAATGCTCTAGATGCCACTATTTACACAAAAAGTTTCCTGTTTTATTTATACCTATTTTTTACCGTTTTGCAACTCGAATTCGATATTTTTCCGAATTTAACGCTTTAATCACGTATTCAGCGCCAATTCGAGGGTCATTTTCACCGCAAGTGAAGAAATCAGCGGTCATACAACCTAATTCTGGCCATGTATGACAAGAAACATGACTTTCAGCGAGTGCAAAAAGACATGTAACGCCACATGGATTAAATTTATGAGTATATTCATTCAATATTATCATCTCCGACCTTAAAATTGCATGAGTAAAGACATCTCGAAGGAAATTGGGACTGTTTAAGTCCTCAAAGTGACCATCGTAGATGTCTAAAAGCAAATGTTCGCCTAATTCAATACCAGTCATCCGAATAAATGAGCATTATAGTGAGTCCGAACAGGTCGATACTTAACTTTATCGACCTTTTTCGTGACTGTAACGTAAATTTTGAGTAATTTCTCTGTATTCATCCCAATTCGAGTTCATTTGCAGTATTTCCTACACCAACATTTATATCTTCAGCACGTTCTTTCGCTGTTTTCCAAAAATAATTCTCTTCTGAACCCAATCCATCACGATCATGACCATTTTCCACCTGATAATACACTGTTGAAACCTTAAAATCAGGATTCTTAGGTGTCTCAGGAGTAAGACTGTTATCATATATTCGCATTCTGTTGTTTGGATACAGTGCAAACTGTCCATTATCCAATTCTAAGAGATTATGACTCTTATGTTCTGCTGGTTGTTCACTTGTCGAGTAATCAACTGCATCCACACTCTCATGATAGTTATCAAGAGTACAAATATAAGTGCCAGTTTGATGTCCAAAGTCTCTTGTATAGACTTCATAGTGCATTGACCCGATAAATTGTTTCTGTGTTGCAACAACGCCATAATCCATACAATTCCAAAACTGTAGATTATGTAATGTCATATCGGGATCTGGCAACTCTGGTGAGGAGAGAAAAGCGGATATCGGTAATTTATCATAAACTGCTGCATATTCAGGCAGATACGTTTCAAAATAAAACGCACGGCCTGGAATACTCTTTGCAGATACCCATACACCTTTTACAAATTCACCATGACCACTTTGATGATCTGTGAGATACTCCTTACGAACCCATACGTCATAAGAAGGTAAATTACAAATCAGTGTACTCATTTACCTTGACCTCGATACTTCTTAACTGCACCATTTCGACTTGTTGGTGATCTTTTTGTACGAACAGATGAACCTTGACGAGTCTTTTTCGGACGAGATTCAATATGTGATGTGTTAACGTTAAATGTTTTTGCCATTACTCCTGACCTTTCATATCAATCACTTCGACCTCATCTGGATCGATGGCACCTTCAATGCCCATATCAAAACGTTTAACAAGTATTTGAAATGCATCATACTTACCCGCTTCACTCAATAACCCTTGGGAGAGTTCGCGGCCGTGATGCACCAACTTATAACGCCTTTCAAGTTTTCCTTTGACCATAATTACCTCCTTAAGTATGTGGATTATAAAATTGTAGCATTCCAAAGAGTACTACAATGAATGCAATAAAAACTAAACCGTACATTATATCACTCTGGTCTTCTCATGTCCCACACGTATTCGTGGATCGCACCATGTCACGATACCTTTCTCCTTGGCATCTAAACAGAATGAGACATCCTCACCACACATATCCTGTACCTTGCCACTATCAAAGATCTGCATCTTTGGAGCAAACCAAGGATACTTCAATCCTTCAAAGACTCCATTCTTAATCAACACCCAACCAAAACCTGTATAGTCTACAGTGAAAGGTTTTCTTCTCTTACTGATTGACTCCACAGTTTCGTGATTCATCACTCCACCATTCTTTGCAAATTCTTCTTCGCTCAACCAGTGTGCAACCGATGTTGTGTGACCATCCTCAGTGGCATACCAACCAGCAACAATCTCTTTCTCAGGCCCTTCTTCAGGAATCGCCAAATCAATTAACTGCCAAAACTTATTGGTGTCAAATACAATATCACTATCAATCCATAACTGATAATCATACTTTAACTTTCCATCCCAAGGTATCTGATCAGGGCCACGTAATACATTTGCACCTAAGACCTTACAACGTGCAAAGTTCACCATTGAACTATAATCTTGTGATATCTGTATACCATTCCCATTCTGTACCATGTCAAAACATAACTGTACAAAGTTCTTTAGAAAGGTATAAGAACAACCTCTGCCTGGTAAACAAAAAACAATCTGTTTTCCTTTCACTCTTGCCTTAATCTTTTCAATATCCCACTCCTCAGTTTTAGGAGTTTCTTTTGGAATAACTTTAAATCCTTTTGCCATAAAATGTAGTGTTCACATTCATATTATACCATACTATTTATTCCTTGTCTATACATCATTTCTCACCCGCCCAACTGTTTGTTTTCTTCCTCTCTCAGTTGAACCATAATTCATCCATGCAATCACACCAAGTAAACCAAGTGCAACCTTTTCCCAGTTTTTCATACGGCAAAAATTTTTTTGATCTATGATAATTATACATCAAAAAACCCCTACAGAGAGGGGTCATGTGCCACTTATATCACTGTCTACTTTGACTTGCGAAATACCCCGAATCTGGTTAAAATATACAATGTAAGCACAGTCCAAAACACAATCTCTAATCCAAGGTTATTCATGATTTTTTTACGGCCAATTTTTTTTATTTCGTTTAATATTTAGCACTCGATTTTGGTTCGTTGTAGGTTAGGGAAGTTAGCGTTTTTTAATTTATGGGGGACGCATCGCTCGCTACGCT